TAGGAGATTAGAATGGAGCAATTTAATATCTCTATGTCATATGCATCATGATATAGCACACGGAAGATTTAAAAGGAGGAAATAAGGTGAAAGAGTATAATATAAAAGCAATTGTGGAGGATGATGAGTTGAAATTACTTTTTGAATGTGATCAAGAAAAGAATATAGAATGTAAAGGTAATGGAAATTGTAGAGAATGTTCTCATACTACGAATAGTAAATATATCAAAGCAAATGACATTAACACATATTCAAAAGCTAGAAATAGAATAGAAAGAATAACAGGTAAAAATGTTACAGATAAAGAATTAGTTACATACCTTGAGCAAGAAATAGGATATTATAGACATAAGATTGAGAGGCTAACTAATGAACATAAGAAAGATAAAGAAACAATCAAGGAGAACGATGAACTAATAAGAGAACATCAAGAAGTTCTTAAAGAAATAATATTTAAAAAAGCAGATATATTAAAAATAAGAACACCAAATCAAATAAGAAAACTAACAGGATATAAACCGATAGATCCAGATACAAATAATAAGGTGACTGTAGGAGTAAAATTAGAAGCGGAAGAAGCAATACAAAAATTAGAACAAATAAAGACTCTATGTAAAGAAATAAAAGATAATGCTCTTGAAATAGGAATTGATTTTGCACAAGAAAAGGATTATACAACAACACAAACATATGTAGGTGAAAAAATGGTAAAAGAAGAGACGACATATTACAAATAAAAAAACATGGAGGGGTACTCAAAAAAGTATTAAGTAAACCGCTGAACAACGGTGTCCTAGGTGCATTGTAGAAAAAACTCCCTAAATTCAAAAATAAGCCACATAAAAAAGAAGGTGATGTAGATATGGCAGGAAGACCTAAAGAACCCATAGATTTAATTATAGCAAAAGGAAAAAAACATTTAACTAAAGAAGAAATCGAAGAGCGAAAAAGCACTGAAATAAAAGTAAACTATACGGATGTTGTTGCTCCAGAGTATTTGAATGCGAAGGAAATTACAGAATTTAACAAAATAGCAGAAATCTTACTGGAAATTGGAATAATGACAGAGCTTGACGAGGACTGTTTAGCTCAGTATTTAATTGCTAAAACTAGCTATATACAATATACAAAAATAATAAGAGAATACGAAAAAGAATTACTGAAGACTAAGCAACTTTCAAAACAAAATAAAATTTTAGGTGAAATAGATTTATATCTAAAATATCAAAATAGAGCTTTGAAACAATGCAGAGCATGTGCAAGTGATATGGGTTTGTCAATATCTTCAAGGTGTAAGTTAGTTCTCCCACAGCCTAAAGATCCGCCCAAGGAAAACAAATTTTCTAAATTTAAGGTAAATAACAAATGATAGATAGAGTTACAGAATACGCCAAAAAAACCTTAAATGAAGGCATTATGGGGGAACTACATTTATTAGCATGTAAAAGACATTTGGAAGATTTAAAAAGACAAGGAACTAGAGAATTTCCATATATATGGAATCCAGAACAATCTGAAAGAATATTAGAATATGCCGAGACTTTAACAATAGCAGAGGGGTTTGATATAAAATCTGTGAAATTGTTAGGGTCTCAAATTTTTGATATAGGTTGTCCGTTTGGTTGGCTGAAACAGGAAAATGGTAAGCGAAGATTCAGGCGTTCCTACGAGTCTATGGCAAGACAAAATGGAAAATCTTTCAAAAATGGTATTAGAGGTACATATATAGCTAACTTTAGTGGGTATAATTTTGGAAAATTATTTACAGTCGCAACTAAGAAAAGACAAGCCAGAATTGCTTGGGAGGAAATGGCAAAATTTATAAACATAGATGAAGATTTAAACGAACTATTTGAGGTAAAAGACTATAAATCTTTAATAGTGGCAAATGATACTAAATGTACAATTGAAGCTCTATCTAAAGAAAGTGGATTAGATGATGGGTTTAGAGCTATATATGCGTCTATAGATGAGTACCATCAACACAAAAATGCTCAAATATATAAAGCAATCTATAACGGTACAAAAGCACTACTGGAAACGTTAATAAGTATAATAACAACACGAGGAGAAAATCTAAATAGTGCATGTTATGAGATGGATCAATATTGTATTAATATTCTGAAAGGGATAGTAAAAGCGGAGGACTTTTTTGTAGATATATACGCTCTAAATGAGAATGATGATATATTTGACCCCCAAAATTTAATAAAGGCTAATCCATATTTAGCTTCTACAAAACAAGGATTGGAAACACTAATAACGGATATGCAGACAGCAAAAGATATGGGTGGGAATGACTTAAGGGACTTTATGACAAAGTCTCTTAATTTATGGGTAAAAAATGCAGATGACCAATTCATGAACCCGGATAAGTGGAAGAAATGTGAATCTGACTTGGAACTATCAGATTTAGTGGGTAAAAAATGCTATGTAGGTATTGATTTATCAAGCGGAGGAGATTTAACTACAGTAGCGTTAGAAATACCGCTTGAAAACGAGGAATTTTTTGTGTTTTCACATTCATTCATACCTCGAGCAAGATTGTATGAACATATTAGAACTGATATTGCTCCATATGATGTTTGGGAACAACAGGAACTTATTACTGTAACAGGAGGTCAAGATTCTTATAAAAATGACTATAAATTCATAATCAAATATTTAAAAGAAATTATAGAAAACTACGATTTGCAAATACAAGCAATAGGATATGATCCTCACAATGCGGATGTATTTTTAGATGATTTGGAGGTATTTGGAGTTCCATTATTAGAAATAAAGCAGACAGCAAGTTTTTTGAACGATGGAACGGAAGATATGCAATTAAATATCGAATCTGGGAAAATAAAGTATAACAAAAGAGAAGAACTATTAAGCTACAGTGTCTCTAATGCAAAGATAGTCAGAAACAGTTTGGGAGAGAAGAAAGTAGACAAAGAGAAAAATAAAAGAACTAAAAGAATAGATCCCGTTGATGCAATGATTGATGCACACATTACACAAATGAAACTTAATAGTCAAGAGCCAGTTGATTATGATAAAGAAATGGAATCCTACCTAGAGAAAATGGGTTGGGATGAATAGATAAGATATAAAAAAGGAGTGAGAGCGTGAAGTTTAAAGAGAGAGCAAAAATGGCTTTTAGAATCTTAACAAGCAAGACAACTAAAAATAGTGAAATGCAGCAGTTAATTGACTTCTTAGGTTTAAAAGATACTAAGGAGAAAGCATTATCTGAATCAACTTATTTTGCTTGTATGAAGATTTTAAGTGAATCCGTTGGAAAATTACCCTTAAAGTTATTAAAACATGAAAATAATAATGGCGTGTCTACGGCAAGAGGACATCCACTTTATAGAATTTTACATGATAGACCTAACCCATATATGACTGCATCTCTGTTTTGGTCTACTGTAGAGCAAAATAGAAATCATTATGGAAATGCTTATGTGTTAATAAAAGGTGCTGGAAGTAAAACGTCGCTCTGGATTCTACCTTCTGAAGATGTAGAAGTTTGGTATGATGACCAGAAAATTTTAGGTGATGTAACAGATATTTACTACATTTATTCGCATGGAGGAAAATTATATCAATTTAGCTCTGAACAAATCTTACACTTTAAGACATCTAATACTTTTGATGGGATAAAAGGAAAATCAGTTAGAGAACAACTTGAATCCACCATTACAGGCAATATAAAAGCACAAAAAATGCTTAATAGTATGTATAAAAGCGGATTTACAGCTAAAGCTGTTGTCCAATATACAAGTGATTTGTCAGACAAAAACGTAGAAAAATTCAAAAGTAAAATCGAAAAATTTGCCGGTAGTGATTTAGACGATACAGAAACAAAAAATATAATACCAATTCCAATTGGAACTTCGCTAACACCGTTAAATATTAAGCTCGCTGACAATCAATTTATAGATATTAAAAAATATAGTGCAATACAAATAGCTTCTGCTTTTGGAATTAAACCGAACCAAATTGGAGATTATGAAAAGTCTAGCTACGCAAGTGCTGAGGCACAACAGCTTAGTTTTTATATTGATACATTATTATACATAATTAAACAATATGAAGAAGAACTAAACTACAAGTTATTGTCAAGCGATGATATAGCAAGTGGTTATTATTTTAAATTTAATATAGCTGTTATTCTAAGGGCTGATTTGAAAACACAGATAGAAACATTATGCCAAGCAATCTCTAACTTCTTATATACGCCAAATGAGGCAAGGGCTTTGTTAGATATGGAAGCAAAAGAGGGCGGAGACCAATTACTTGGAAATGGTGCAACAATACCTGTTCAATTGGCTGGTACACAATATACAAAGGATGATGGAAAGGAAGGTGATAAAGAATGGATAAAGAAAACGATAGAAGAGACTCTGACAAAGTTGTTGAAGACGGCTTAATTTGTAAGTCTGCAAGTTTAGAAAGTCAAGAAACTACAGATAGTGATTTGAAGAAAATTAATAAGTTTACATTATCTCCCCTAAAAGCAGAAGAAGTTTTTACTTTTAAACTTGTAATGGGAGATAACGAAATAGATGACAGAAATTATGAGCCATTTAACTTAAACGCCTTAAAAGACTTACAAAAATTATATATAGGCAAAACAATGATAAAGGACCATAAACGAACTGCAGATAATCAAATTGCTAGAGTGTATGACACAGAGCTTGTACAAGATGAATCTAAGACAACAGGTGCAAATGAAATATATACAAAACTAATTGCAAAATGTTACATGATTAAAACAGAGAAAAATGCAGATTTAATTGCAGAAATAAAAGCTGGAATTAAAAAAGAAGTTTCAACAAGTTGTAGAGCAAAACATGCTTATTGCTCTATTTGTGGAACTGACAATATGAAAAGTTATTGTTCGCATTGGTGGGGAAAAGAGTATGAAACAGTAAATGGTAAGAAGATATGTTATTTTACTCTAGATGGAGCAAAAGAAGCATATGAAGTATCTTTTGTTGCAGTTCCGGCACAACCAAGAGCAGGAACAACTAAACATTATGGCGGAACTGAATTAGCAGTTCAAAAAGATGAAAGTATAAAAAATAACGAAGAAGCGGAAATCAATTTAAAAATTGATAATCTAGCTTCTTTTTTATTTATAGAAAAAGAAAAAAATGGAGGTAATGAGAATGAATAAAAAAATGAGAGAATTATTAATTAAAATTGAAACTAAACAAAATTTAGCAAAAGGATATACAGAAGGAGAAAACAAAGATTTAAACAAGGCAAAAGAAATTTTAGACGAGATTAAGGCTTTAAAAGAGGAATATGAAGTAGAAAAACAATTATTCGAAAACGAAAAAGAAATGAATAAATTAAATGATGAAGAAGCAAAAGAAGTAGCAACTAATATAGAAAACAATAAGAAAGACGAAGAGGCAAAAGAAGATAGCACAAAAGCTTTTGCAAAAGCTGTAAGGTCAATGATAAATAAAACCCTAAATGAAGGTGCTGGTGAAAGTGGAGCATATACGGTTCCAGAGGATATATCTACAAAGGTAGAAAGATTCAGAGAATCAAAAGAATCTCTTAGAGATTTGATTACTATTAAGAAAGTAAAAACAAACAGTGGTAGAGAAACTTATAAAACAAGAGGACAAGCTACTGGATTTGGTGCTGTTACAGAAGGTGGAAAAATACCAAAAGCTGGCTCTCCAAAATTTTCAAAGTTAGAATGGATAATAGATAAATATGCAGGATATATGCCGGTTACAAATGAGCTATTAGAAGATTCTGATGAAAACATAGAAGAATTAATGACCGAATGGTTAGGAGATGAATCTAGGGCTACATGGAACAATTTAATACTTGCTATTATTGCAACTAAAAAACAAACAGATTTAAAGAATTTAGACGGAATAAAGAAGGCTTTAAACGTAACACTAGGCTCTTTGTTTAAGTCTACATCTAAGATAATAACAAATGATGATGGACTACAATATTTAGATACATTAAAAGATGAGAATGGTAGAGACTTATTACAACCAGATCCAACAAATTCTGCAATAATGAGATTAAGAGCTGGAGCTACAACTATTCCTGTAAAGGTTTATGATAACGAAACTATAAAAACAGAAATTGTTGAAGTGGGAGAAGGAGCAAGTAAGAAAGATGTTGGAAGAATACCTTTTATAATAGGGGACTTAAAAGAAGGAATTAAAGGCTATGATAGACAGCAATTAACATTACTTGCATCTAAGACAGCTGTTGTTGGAAGCGGAGATGATACTTTAAATGCATATGAAAACGACTTGACTCTAATAAGAGGAATCGAGAGAGAGGACGTCGTTATGAGAGATAAAAAAGCTTTTGTAAATGGTTATATAGAAGTAGATGCTGTTGAAGTTACAGAAGAAACAGAAGAAACAGAAGAAACAGAAGAAGATACAGAAGGTGTATAGAAGATAGGAGGAAACTATAATGAGTGATTTGAAGGCATTAGCTAAACAATGTTTAGGAATTGTAAAAACTGCTACATTAAAAGATGATGAAATAGAAATGCTTATAAATTCAGCAAAGTCTGATTTAGAAAGAGTAGAAATAGATGTAGATAATAATATAGAAGATGCTTTAGTTGTACTAACGATAATGCTATATGTAAAAGCTCATTATGGAGATACTGACATTAACAAAAAGAAAGAATATCTAGGAAGATATGAGGCTAATTTAAGAAAGTTGCAAAATTCTTTAGAATACAGAAAAGGAGATGATAGTGATGCATGATGTAAGTTGTGTATTGCTATCAAAATCTTTTAAAAAAGATGAATATGGCAATATTCTTAAAGATAAAAACGGTAGGGAAATTTCTGAAACACAGGAATTAGAAATACCTATAATTTCTGTAGAAAAAGTGTGGAAAGATGAGTTTTACAAGGCAAATCAACAAGGTTTAAAACCCTCGCTAAGAATAAAAGTAAATAGTTTAAATTATAACGAACAAGAAGAACTAATTTATATGAACAATTACTACACAATAATTAGAACTGATGGGAATAATGACGATGAAACTTTTTTAATTTGCCAAAGGAGGGCTAATAATGTCAAATACTAATAAAGTTTCAATTGATGATGTGAGCTCTGAAATAATGAAATACCTGCAAGAATATAAAGAAGATGTAGACGAGGAAGTAAAAGAAACAGCAGATAAACTTGCTAAACAAGCTGCAAAAGAGTTAAGGAACATTTCTCCAAAATCAGACAAAACAGTTTATTTAAGAAAAAGCCATTCAAAATTTGGGATAGGAGAGGCTAATTGGCAACTACCAGGGGAGTATGCAAGCTCCTGGATGGCCGGACAAAAATCAAAGAGATTTTATAGTAGTAATCAATATGCAAAAGTTGCTTACAATAAATATTATTATAGATTAACACATCTTCTAGAGTTTGGGCACGCTAACAGAGATGGCTCAAGGTCGAAAAAAGTTCCACACATAAGAAAAACAGAAGATAAATATAAAGAAAAATTTATACAAGAGCTAGAGCAAAAAATAAGGAGGGGGATATGACTTGGGAAAAATTAGCAGAAAGAGTAAATAATTTTTATTTGGACATTGAAAGCGGAGTGAAAATACCATATTCACACTATGATTTTAATAGACCAGTAGAGCCCCCACATTTAATGTCTACTGAGATTGATTCAGATAATTTTATTGCAGATGATTCAATTTATTTTGAAAAATGTAATGCGAGATTAGAATTAACCGCAGATACAAGAGATAGAGCACTGGAAAAGAGAGTAGAGCGAGAAATTCTCTACGATACAGTCTGGCACAGAGAAGTAACTTATATTTCATCCGAGAAGGTCTGGAATACGAGTTATTTTTTTGAAATTATTTAAAAATGAAAGGAATGAAAAATATGAATAAAGTTTTATATGGAATTAAAAATGTACATGTTGCTAAATTAACAGAAGAAGATGGTGTAATATCTTATGGAACACCGTTCCCAGTACCTGGTGCAACAGGTTTTAGTCCAGATCCACAGGGGGAGGAAGCATTATTTTATGCAGATAATAAAATTTATTTTAGACAAACTTCAAATCAAGGATACACTGGGGACATAGTGGTTGCAATAATACCAGAAAAATTCTTAACAGATATTATGGGAAGAACAAAGGATAAAAATGGTGCGATAATAGAAAATGCAAACGATAAACAATCAAGATTTGCGTTAATGTTTGAGGCAGATGGAGATGAAAAAGCAAGAAGATTTGTTTACTGGGATTGTACAGCATCTAGGGCATCTAGGGATCACAATACTAAAGAACAAACTATTGAACCTGGAACAGACAGTATGCCAATCACAATTGCACCACGTTCTACAGATGATGCAGTTGGAGCATATTTAGAAAGAACAGAAGAAAATAAAACAGCATATGATGCATTTTTTACTAATGTATATGAGCAAGAA